TGTATGACAGAGGATGTAGTGGATACGCAGAAGCTTATGCACTTGCTAACATTGTGTCAACACCAAGGACAGTTGTTTCAGCACCAGTACTTCAAGTCAGTACAACAGGCACAGTTAGCGTTGAAACTCCTATCGTGTCTGACACAGTTGTCAACGAAGTCATAACGAGACCAAGCAATGTTAGCACACCAGTTCAACAGAATAATACGCAGTCTGCAGCTCAAAATGCCCAAGCAGAACCAAAGCAGGAAAAGAAGACGGAAGCTAAACCAGTGGCAAAGTCGACTAGAGCTGAAGCTAAGAATGAAGTCACGCAGACAGCACCAGTGATGGTGGATGTTCCTATGCAGACACAGCCATTGATGATTGTCGATATGCTGTTTAGGAATATGGTTAAGAAACCAATACAAGATAACAACAGAAGCTATTACGCTCTGATAATGGGAAGTCAGAAAACACACGAGGAGATGGTAGATGAGCAGTACAGAAAAAGAGATTAGCGTAGCTGGCTTCAGCTTTAAACTGACTAATAAACTTATGGTGATGATTGTCGCTATTGCACCTGTCGTTGGCGGTGCATTCTGGGGTGCTTTTGAAGTCTACAATGACTATATGTCTATGCGTTCTGCCATCAAGAGCTATGTCAGCCCAGACTTTACTGACTACGATAAGAAGATAGCTCTATTAGAAGAGTCTACAGCCAAGGTGAACGATTACACCAGAGACATCAAGAATGACATCAAGAATGATGTTCGTCGCCTAGAGAAGGTAGTAGAGCAGGTTGAGAGAGACGGTAAGCAGTTGTCTCGTGATGTTGACAAAGACCTTCGTGAGATGCGTAGAGAGACTGACAGCAAGATTAAAAGAGCTTTAGATAACCCATTGGCAAACAAGGAGTAAGTATGTTTTCATTAATTTCAACATTAGGTGGCTTGTTAGTCTCAGGACTACCTAGTCTATTAGGTTTCTTCCAAGACAAGTCTGACAAGAAGCATGAGTTAGAACTAGCTCAGATGCAGACAGACCGTGAACTGCAGATGATGGAGCGAGGCTTTATTGCTCAGGCTAAGGTAGAAGAAATCCGCACAGACCACATAATGATGGAGACTGATGCTGAGATGACCAAAGCTGCCTATGCTCACGATGCTAAGGTGCTTGAGAGAGCTTCTCCTTGGGCTTCAACATTCGTTGCTACTGTTCGACCTGTAGTTACTTATTTGTTTGTAGCTGAGTTGTTCATCATCAATATCGGTATTGGTTGGTATTTGTTTACTCACGGTACTTTGATTACAAGCGTTGATGACTTCCTTAGAGCCACTGACATGATATTCAGTGAAGATGAGATGGCTATGCTTGGAGCTATCATCGGTTACTGGTTCGGTTCTAGAGGCTGGTCTAAGAAATGAAAGTAAGTCAAAAGTGTATAGAACAGATTAAGAAAGATGAGGGTGTCCGTAACAAGCCTTATCAATGTCCTGCACTTTTATGGACGGTTGGGGTTGGTCATGTTATTGACCCCAATCACGCTAAAGTTCCAATGGCTGATAGAAAAGCACTCCCTATTCCTGCAGGTTGGGATAGGGTTTTAAGTAACGATGAGATTGATGAGATACTACGTAAAGACCTTAATAGGTTTGAAGCTGGTGTCTTGCGTCTGATTAAAGTGCCATTGACTCAAGGACAGTTTGATGCTTTGGTGTCTTTCTCATTCAATGTAGGATTAGGTAACTTACAGAACTCTACATTGCGTATGAAGGTCAATAGAAGCGAGTTTGAGGCTGCCGCAGAGCAGTTCCTAGTATGGACCAAAGCTGGTGTTAAAGTGCTTCCTGGCTTGGTTAAGAGACGCACACACGAAAAAGAGATGTTTGAGTCATAATATTACCGTTCGGGAAAGTTTACAATCATTTAGAATAACTTTACAATAATCGGTTTTATTCCGACTAACGATGTAAAAAACCTCCCCGAAGGGAGGCTATAAAGGTCTCGGAAGGAGACTACACAAGGAAACTAGATAGAGCAACCACCTGCTGTGCAACTTAGCATTTGTGCTCCTTCGACATTGTCGTCATACTCTTTGAAGTTACTCCAGTCAACTGACTCTGGAACTAACATTCTAAGTTGGTTATAAGCTTCTTCAGATACCTCTTCATAAGGAGCTTGCTTGTAAGTGCCACCATCCATCGGCAAGAACGACACACCAGTAACTTCATCGAAGTGTTTGTAAACCCATGCTCCAACATCCATCCACTCATTCTCTTTGACAGAGATAGTCACAGACGGCTTATGCTCACAGTAGTGTCTCTGAAACAACAACCATAACTTCAAGTGTTGTAGTGCAGACAAGTCATCACGCAATAGAGCACCATCCGCCACAGCAACAGGGAAACTAAATATTGTTGTTGAATCAGGCTTCATCACGCAAGGCTCTGCAACGAATCCAGACTGCATCATGAACTGTGTTAGTGGGTCTTTATTATCAGCACGCACCCGACGAATATAATACTTGCTATGTTGAGGGTGAATGCCGCTTGCAGTAGAGCATAGCTGACTGACTGTGCCTTCAGGTTTGACCGCTGTAACAGCAACAGAACGATTGATGCCGATAGCATCAGCGAACTCAGTATTAGTATTAACTGCGACATCTTTTAACCTCTCTAGTCTAGCTGGTAAGTCAGCATCATCAGGATTGTTCAATAGTGCGTTATCACAGATACCTGTCATAGACACACCTAGTAGTGCTTCTTCTTCTGTGTTCTTTTGCCAAATCTTACGCAAGTAAGGGAAGTTAGTCAACGAAGCTTGGAAAGTACCAAGAATTGATGCAACACGAATCTTACGCTCCAAAGAATCCATATCATCATCGCTGCGAACAATACAGCTAGATAGATTACAGAACTGATAAGGACGAAGAATAATTTCACTACAGGGGTTAGTACCAAAATCATAAGTATCGTCCCTGCGACCGTTCTTGGCTGCTTGTTTCTGAGATGCATCACGACTGAAGATTCCTCTCTCACCTGAGTGTGATTCATAGATAGATGTCCATTCACGCATGAATTGACCGATGTACGGCTTCTCTTTATAGACAGCAGAGTTGTTAGCCAATGCTCGTTGTCCTTGACCATCCCACCAATTACCAGCCTTAGCATGAGCCATCTTGTCATCAGACAAGTCAGACAATGAAATCATGGCACTGCGTCGTACTCCGCCCACAACAACAACTTCCCCGATTTTGCAGAGAATATCATGGCATTCGAGTGATGATAAACGGCGACCAGCTGCCCCTTTGAACTTGGTGATACAAAATCTATAAAGTTCTTCCAAAGGTCCAGGTCCTGACGCTCTTCCACCAAAGGTTCTAAGTCTAGCTCCTGCAGGTCTAACTTTTGATACATCGTACCTTGGAATTTCACCAGAATATAAAAGAGCAATGAGCTGTCTAATTGATTTTGCCCATCCTTCTTTAGAATCCGACACAGCAATAGTAGTCTGACTAGTAAACAACTGGTCTGGGACTTCAGGTAGTTTATTGACATATTGTTGCTCCACAGAGAAACCTACACCTGTACCGCATAGGAGAATATACATAGCTTCATCAAAAGCTTTAGGGTCATCAATCGGTAAGTATGAGCAATTGAATGCTGCGATGTTCTGACGCTCTAGGGCAGGACCAGCAGTCATGATAGCTCTCATTGACGGCATTACTTCTAATTTGTTTACTGCAGACTCTAACTCAGCACGAAGCTCTTTAGTTAAGACATAGTTCTGTTTGTCTTTAAGGTGTTGCTCCATGAAGTCAAAGTATCTTGCTACTGTTTCATTCCAGTGTTCTCTACGACCCACATCGTCAAGGTAGCGGCTGTATCTTGATTTAGCGATGAAGTTGTTGTACGGACTCATTGTGTATTGTGTCATTTATTATCTTACTTCCTTCTCCAGTTTATCGGCATTCTCTTCAATTCGGTCAGAGAATAGTTCTACAATGTCTTCGCTAGTGATGTTCAACAGCTCCAACAAGGTTATCTCATCAAGCTCTATAAGTCGCTCTTTAATCTCGTGCAGTAATAACGGCATCTTTTTCTTTCTTGATGAGGTATTCTAAATAGTGCTTGGCTTTTTCTAGGTCTTCTACACCATTTTTATAAGGGTATCGTAGCAGATACTTCAAGACATTACCAGCCCAGAAGTTGAGTTGCCATTCTTCGATGATGTCCCAAGGCTGTATAGCTTTGCGGTAGTGATTACCGCCTACTTGCTTAGACATGACATCGCCTTGGTCTTCTTTTCCTTGGCTATAAGCTTTGTAAACCTGCTGGGTGTTTGCAGCCCACTCTTGATAAGAGTCAGCGAGTATTTTGTGAGCAGGGGGACTATTATAACACATATTTGGCATTGCCACAGGATTATCAATAAATTTATTTGTCATTAAGCAACCCCTTTGATTTTAATACCTTTTTTAACCGCTGTAGTCCCTTGACTCCACGAACCGCAATCACGGCATTGATACCTCTGGTATGTTCCTGTTGTTGCCAAAGAGAATCCACGCTTCTGTATCTTCGACGAAGCACAGCTTGGGCATACATGATTGTCCGTATTAAGATTGCGATTAGGAAGCGATTTAATCCAAGGAAGAAGCTTATAGTAAAGCTTTTCCAATAAGATGACATCCTGGATGTTGTACTTTTCCATACGACTCCAAGCTGCGTTATCTTTGTCCATACACTTAAGCCAGAGTTCAAATCCTTCATGTTCTACTTTCTTTCCTAATCCTAGTTGCTGTGAGACATAATCTAGTTTGTTAGAAGTAAACCTAAAGTTGCTCCTAACAGTACGCAGTAAGTCAATCTTCTTAGAAGGAGATGGTGGATTAAGATTATGAAGTAAGAATTCCTTGTTGAGAATAGGTAGGTCGAACTTATTGCCATTATAAGTAACAAGACCGTCTGCTTGGTCGATAAGTCCATGGATACCTTTCAGCATCTTCTTACGAGATGATTTATGGATTGAGTCAAACACAACTTCTTTATCACCGAGCCACTTAGCACAGTAACAAAGAACTTGCGATGAATCTATCATTTGATTGATGCCGATGTTCTGGTCGAATAAACCCCACACATAGGCGGAGTTTGGACTTGTTTCAATATCAAGCAACAATATCTTCATTTAGTTTTCTTCTTCCAGTCAAATACAAACCAAGGACCTACAACTTCTAGGGCATCAACTACATCCTGAAACTGCTCTAAGTCTTCTTGTCCCCAGGTCTTTTCTTTGATGTCTTTCTTTAGTGCCTTTGCTGTACCAATAAGACGAGCTGCAACAATCTCATCACAAAAGTCATTATCAACATCTAGTTTAATTTCATTCATCATTTACCCCGCCATCATGTCAAATAATACTTCAGCATCAATCACCGCTAACGGTGCTCTGCCATTCTGTTTAATAATCACGATTGGTTCGTACTTACCGTGGGACTTAGCTTGGTCGTAGTAGTTGT